AGAGACCTTGTAATGAAGAGAACACTTACAAACGGTAAGTCACTTCAGTTCATCTACACTGGACACACAAAAGCTGAGTACCACGTACCCGGCAACAGCATACTAGGTAACACAGATGGTGCACCTCCAGTAGCTGAGAAGACTATCACTATAGATGACCTTCTAATCTCAAGTGCTTTCGTTTATGAACTTGACGAGACACTTGCTCACTACGAATTACGTGGTGAAATTTCCAAGAAGATTGGATATGCTCTTGCACAGAAATATGATAGACTAATCTTTAGAGCTATCGCTAAAGGTGCTAGACAAGCTTCTCCAATTTCTAAGACAAACTTCGTCGAGCCCGGCGGAACACAGATCAGAGTTGGTACAAACAACCAAGCATCTGACGCATACGTTCCAGCTTCTCTAATCAATGCTTTCTACGATGCAGCTGCTGCACTAGACGAGAAAGGAGTAAGCTCTGAAGGACGTGTTGCTGTGTTGAACCCAAGACAGTACTACGAATTAATACAAGGTGTTGGTTCTAACGGTCTTATCAACAGAGACGAGCAAGGTACAGGACTACAGTCCGGACAAGGTATCATTGAAATTGCAGGCATCAAGATCTACAAGTCAATGAATATCCCATTCTTCGGCTCATACGGTACTAAGTATGGTTCTGCATCTGCAACAAACCCCGGTGTAACAAGCCCCGGAAACGTAGGATCATTCGTTGGTGAAACAGCTGAAGACGGTAGAGCTTCTGTAACTGGTATCAACAACAACTACGGTAACGCTACAGACTTCGCTAACAGCTGCGGACTTATCTTCCAAAGAGAAGCTGCTGGTGTTGTAGAAGCTATCGGACCACAGGTTCAGATCACTTCTGGCGACGTTTCAGTTGTATACCAAGGTGATGTAATCCTAGGTAGACTCGCAATGGGAGCAGACTTCTTAAACCCTGCTGCTTGCGTTGAGTTAATCGCTGGTGCTGCTGTCGGATCTACAGGTAACGCTGTATTCGGTAACACATACCCTGCAAACAGCAACTAATTTGCTTTTTATTTTTTATACGGGAGCTTCGGCTCCCCTTTTTTTATTATGCCTTTTCCAACCACAAACGCTACACAAGAGCTACCAGCTATAAATCAGATACTCACATCATGTGGTCAGGCTCCTGTAACTACACTAGACCAAACCAACCCGGAAGTTGCGATTGCTTATGATACACTGTTACAGGTGTCCCGAGAGGTACAATCAGAGGGCTGGACTTTTAATAAAGAGTATCATTATGAGTTTACAAAAGATACAAATAACGAAATACTCATACCTAATAATATAATACAAATAAAGTTAACAGAGAACGCCCAGAACAAACCTTATCATGCTGTGCGTAGAAGTGGTAAATTATATGATAGACAGAATCATACATTTGAATGGACTTATAGTCCTATCGAATGTGATGTAGTTTGGGAGTTTGACTTTATAGATCTTCCAGAACCAATACAGAATTATATTAAAGCCAGAGCAGCTACCCTTGTGTCTGGTAGAATAGTAGGAGACGACGATCAGTATACAAGACTTAAATCTCAAGAATTAGAAGCAAGAGCTTTAGCAACTGAATATGAAACTAGCCAAGGGCAGTTTACTATGTTTGGTCATCCACAAGACTCTCAAAATTACTATCAAAGTTATCAACCATTTCACGCTTTACAACGATAATGCCAGCAGTTACTCAGCGAGTTGACAGTTATCTTGGTGGAGTATCTAGACAATCTGATGATAAGAAACTTCCCGGTCAAGTCGAGGAGTGTATCAACGGCTATCCTGATCCAACCTTTGGTCTTACAAAGAGACCGGGGTTTCAGTGGATCGGTAATCTAGGTACAGGCACCACATACGACAACTCTAAGTGGTTCTTTATATCTAGAACCGATTCAGAAAAATACATAGGATGCATCACTCCAGTACCCTCTGGACAGTCTCAGGGAGCCATAGCTATATGGAACGCTGTAACCTTTGCCGCATGCACTGTTACGTACGGTACAGGAGCACAGGCGTACCTTACAGGAACACGTACAGATTATGATGTACTTACTATACAAGATAAATCTATAATTACAAATAAAACTAAAGTAGTAGCTAAAATAGCTGACCCTACATTTAATGCAAATAGACAAGGTACATATAAAATATCAGGTACATCAATTGAAACTACATATAGTGGTTCTGTAGCTGGTTCTAACTGGACAGTTACTACAGATAGTGATGACACATACTCTGACGCATTAACTAAAATAAAAACAGCTATTGATGCTTTAAGTATATCAGGTTTAACTACTACTAAATTAAAAGATAGTATACGTTTGACTCGTAATGCCTCATTTACACTTACAGGTACAGGTGGACCCTTTGCTAATCAATTAACTGTATTTCAAGATCAGGTTGCTACACTAGATGAGCTACCAAGTGAGTCAGTACATAATCATGTAGTTAAGATTATTAACAGTGGTGCATTAACTAAAGCATATTATCTTAAATATGTAGCTAATGATGGAACATCTGGACCGGGTTATTGGACAGAAACAATAGCTCCTGATACATCTACAGGATTAGATAATTCCACGATGCCACATGAGTTAGTAAATACAAGTGTTAATAACTTTACATTTCAACGTATAACATATGCAGCTCGAGATGTAGGTGATGATGAAACTAATTCACACCCATCATTTGTAACTAATAAAATAACTCAGTCATTCTTTCATAACAATAGACTAGGTTTCTTATCTGGTGACACAGTATCAATGAGTCAATCAGCTAAGTTTTTTAACTTTTATCACACATCAGCACAGATTGTTACAGACTCAGATCCTATAGATTTAAGTGCTAGTACAGTTAAACCAGTTGCACTTCATAGTGTGATACCATCTAATCAAGGTTTAGTATTATTTAGTGCTAACCAACAGTTTCTTATGGGATCTAATGATGGTATATTAACACCAACTAAAACTGTTATACGTACCATTGCTAATTATGAAATGGATACAGTCATAGATCCTGTTGACACTGGTACTACAATTAACTTTATAAGTAAGACCCCTAGTTATACTAGAGTCTTTGCTATGATTACACGTGGAGAAAATGAGAACCCACAGGTAGCTGACATAGGTAAAGTTGTAAATGAATGGATACCGGCTGATATGGATACACTTATATCCAGTGCACAAAACCAATTCATTGCGTTCTCAGGACAAAGTACAAGATACATATATTTATTTAGACAGTATGCTGAAGGAACTGATATAAAATTACAGACATGGTTCAACTGGGAAGCCCCGGGTAATGTACAAACTATAGCAGCTGATTCTGATGAATTTTTCGCTGTAACAAAACAGGGTGGGCAATTTACACTCAGTAAAGCTAGTCTTAGTCAAAGTCCAGAAGATGCTATTATTGTTAATAATGATGGACAGAGACTAAATCCATGTATAGATTTATATGCTACAGCTAGCTCAGTAGTTTGGGATGCTACTAATGAATTTTCTAAATGTTTTATTCCTTACAATGATGCTACTAACCTAACACCTGTCTTAATAATTAAAGGCACTACAGCTACAGGTCAATTTATTGAATCTGGATTTACTATATCTCCAGAGCGTGTAGTAGAAAGTGGTAACACATATTTTAAAGTACCAATTAAAAATTTAACAAGTATCGCTAGTGATGTTATTGTAGGATATAAATATGATTTTGATGTTACACTACCTAAAACATATTATAGAGTAGATGATGATATGAAAATCAGTGACTTTACTGCTAATCTAACAGTAGCCCGTATGAAGTTTGCTGTAGGTCTATCAGGAGTTATGGGTTTTAAACTTAAGTCTAAAGGTATACGTCAAGGTAAACGACAGTATACAGGTGATGGTAGTACAACAGTATTTAACTGGGACCCATCAGATATTAGTTATGTTGACAGAGATCAAATAAAAGTTAAAATTAATAATGTTGTTACTACAGCTTTTACAGTTAACAGTGATACACAGTTAACACTCGACTCAGCTCCAGCAAATGGAGATACTATACTTATATATCTTGATGAATGGTACAGTCTAAATCCAGTTATTAAAGCTGATGATTATTTAGCTAACGATATTGCTATATCAAACCAGACTATGTTTACACTACCTATACATCAAAAAACAGATAATTTTACACTACGATTATTCAATGATTCACCATTCCCTGTCTCTCTAAACTCTATGATGTGGGAAGGAATATACTCACCTAGATTTTACAGGAGAAAATAATGGTACTACCATATATAGTAGCAGCCGGTGTTGGATTGTATGGAGCTCATAAAAGTTCGCAGTCAGCGAAACAAGCAGCTCAAACACAAAACGCACAGACAGAATCTCAATATAAATATGATATGCAAGCTTGGGAAATGCAAAAGCAAGCTGCTATCGCTGATAGAGATTTTGCTGTCCAAGAAATACAAATGAAAGCACAGCAAGAAGGACAACTTGCTGCATATAGAGATGCTACAAACCTAAGAACATATAATTATAATTTACAGATCCGTAACATGGAGCAAGATGCCAATGAGCGGATGTATAAAAAGTCTGATGATATTTATTTAGGTCAGACTACAATGAATCGTTTAGAAGAGCAAGCAGCTTTAAACGATGAACAACGAAAACTAAAAGAGATAAGAGCAGAAAAGTTATATGAACAGAATGATGAATACCTTGACTATTTAATAGCAGAAGGAGAAATCAGATCGAGAGGTCAGACTGGTAGATCAGTTGATAAAGCTCGAAGTGCCAAAGTATTAGAATTTGGGACTAAATTAAATTTATTAGATTTAGCATTAAATAACGCTACAGCAGAATCAGAGAGCGTCGTAGACTCTATAAGTCGAGGACGAGTAGTTTCTGATTTAAACGCTTACGCATCAAAAATGTTAGATCCCGGTATACTACCGACACCAGTTAAACCGTTAGCAACACCTCAAGCAACGTATCAATATCCACGGGTATTACAAGATTATGACTTCGGACCTCAACCTATTAAGGGAGCAATGGCTTCTCCTTCAGCAGCAGCTGGAAGAGTCTGGGGTACAACTTTAACAAGTCTTGCAGGGACAGCAGCGAATATAATCCAAAACATTTAAAATGGCAAAAAGGAGTAAAAGTTTCCGGAGGTACGCTTCCGGAGGCAATCCACGATTTAGTACTTTGGACGCTGGCTTAACAGCAATGAGACAGCAGTCCGATACTCAAATCAGACAGTTAGAAAAACTATCTAGTCAACGAGAGAAACAAGATAACATCTTTGTTAGAGCTCTTGAAAGTAAACTCGCACGAGAAGCTGAAAATAGAAAAGAGATATATGAAATAGAGGAAATTGCTCCCCGTAAAATGAGGGCTGATGCTTTGGAAAAAAATAACCAAAGGCGTCAGGATAGATTTCAACAAACAATAAAAGAACAAGAAGATTTAGCAAGTATATGGGGAGAGTTATCTCCTACTATGGCTGAAGCTTCCTTCAAACTTGCATCTTCTGTTGAAGATTATGTTAATATTCAGAACGCAGCTGATGATTATGAAGATCTTATACAGTCTGGTTATTTAGATAAATTATCAAAATTTAATTCAGTAAAAGAAAAAGAAGGTCAGAAAGTATTTAGTCAAGCTACAGATCTTTTTAATAAGAAAGCAGCTCACTATTTAAAAACTGGTGATTTAACTTCAAAAAAAGAAGCTGAAGTAATGTTATATCAGCTTAAGACTAGGAACCCTAAATTAAGGGATAAAATAGTTGCAGATGTAAAAGCTGATATTCAGGGTTTTATTAGTGATACCATTAGTATGCTTGAAGACCCTAACTCTGAGAATCCAGTCAAGGTAGATCATACGAATGTAGCTAAAATTATACAGTTTCGTGGTGCAGAAGTTTGTAGACAATTAGGAATTAATCCTAAGTCTAAATCCGGTTTAGAAATACAGAAAGCTTTTAGAACGGAAGGTTTAAAGTATGAAAAGCAGTATACTCTTGGTTATGAATACAATAGAGATTCAAAAGTAGTTAATGATTCAGTAGACTTAATTAAAGTTTCACATCAGAATAATGATTATGAAGGTGCTAATGATAATTGGAAGATTATGAGTAGCACTTATTCAACTCTACCTGTAGAAAGCAGAACTGGAGAATGGTCTGCACCTATCAATGTTAATCCAAAAGAATCATTTAAAGATTTAGCGATTGAGTTAATGCATAATCCAAGATATGCAAATAATTGGACATTATTCTCGGAAGAAGTATTAGGTAAAAATGCAGCTAACAAATATGGTTACGTAATTGTAAATCCAGAAGGTGATATTACTAAGAAACATAATCGTATTCTTGGTAAACATCCTAATCTTGAAAATGAGTTGCTGATAGAATGGGGTAGAATACATGAAGGTGTTAAGAAAACAGAACAGAAAGCAATAGAGGCTAAACAAACAG